TCTCCGTCTCCATTTGTAGGAAGTACACTATATACTTTCCCGTCTTTATACCCTGAAGGTATCATTGCTAAACTTGGTATTGCCATTTTTAATTTATTTTAATTATATTATTTTTATTTATATTGTTACACATTCTAAAGATTCTACTATACCTCCATCATCAGTTACTCTAAAGTAATAAGTCCAGTTATCAGATTTTAAATCAATATTTCTATCAATACAATCTAAAGACTCTACTACACCACCGTCAGCAATTACTCTATCACTAAATCTAGTTGTTACTTCAGAAGGAACTATTACTGCATACTCGTAGTAAATGCTACCCCAACCTGTAGAAGTAGGACTTCCCCACCAACTATTCTCGTATATTTCGTTTGCCATTGTCTTTGTCTTTTATTTCTTTATTAAACTTATTATAGAATTTATCTAAATTTACTATATTCTTTTTCTTTGTTTTATACTTTCTCTTCATCTTATAATACAAAACTTGAGAAGCTATCTGCATCCTTGTCAGGGTACATATCTCCATTACTATTATTATTGTACTCTGGAAACTTCTGGCTGTTAAAGCAGATGTAATCTATAAATCTTTTAGTATAGAACTCTGCTCTGTCTGTAATCTTACTCTGCATTCTATCTACATCTCTAAAGTCTACTGTATCTGACTCTTGTCCTCTATGTCTGTTTATACCTCCATTATCTATTTTAAACATAGCAAATGGTAAGTACTCTAGCTGAGTGAACCATATTAGCATAGGCTTAATATAATCGTCTCTAAGAGCTTTATAATCACTATTAGCAGGTAAGTCTATATCTCCAGATAATATTAAGTCTTGTAGCTTATCATATAGTTTACCACCTAAGTAGTTTTGTATATGCATATCTTGTGCTACTTCAATTTGATGAATTAGCTTATCTGCATCTGTGTTACCGTCTATTATAGACTTAGCTTTTAAGTCTGCTATACTTATGAATAATGCTTTCATAGTCCTAATATGTTTTTAATTTTACTTAATGTACTTCTGTAAGCACCGTTATCATCTCTGTCAATCATTCTTTCTCCCATTTCATCTGGATTGTTAGGTTGTTTTAAACCTTTCTCGTAAGCTGAATTAGGGTCTACTCTTTTATCTCCTTTTAATTTAAATACTCTTAACTCCCAATAGTGATGACAGTTCTTACCACCTTTAAATTTAAGTAAGCTATAATTCTGTTTGTTATGACCTAATTCTTTGTTTACTCCTCTAAAAGACATCATATTAATATCTTCTTTTCTAAATACTATATTCCTAGAAGTAAATGTTTCCATCTTTTTACAGAAGTCTCTACTATTAGGATTACTTCTTACTGGCATATAAGCATATCTAATTTTATAGATATCACTATCCTCTTTAGATGATTTGTTGCTAGACTTAATTGTAGCCATTCTAACGTCACTTATATCCTCTGAATATATTTCGCTATGCACAACTTCCCAATCATCGCTTAAAACCTCTCCTAAGCCTTCTAACTGCTCTAGCATATCATCTCCTTGTTCTTCAGAAAAGTCCTCATTAACTTGTGAAGATAATTTCTCTCCAGTTTCTTCTTCTTTTCTAATCTTAGTAGATATGTTATCTAATTCTGTAAACTCTATTGGTTGTAATGTTACAAAGTATAAATCTTGTGTAATACCGTTAAAGTCTAATATATCTTCTAAACAGTATTTAATCTCATCTTGGAATGGTCTAATAATTACATTGTCCATTAATACAGATGCTGTTCTTAATTCTTCTGCATTGTTACCAAATCCTGTATTGTCTTTAATACCTAATAAGATAGGAGATACAATACCGTGTCCTAACATAATCTTTTCTCTAGCTTCATCAGATAAGAATTGATACTGTGCGTGAGCATCAGGTAAGTGTATAGCTTCTATTTCTGCTTGAGTTTCTTTAGACTCGTTAAATGCTATAATAGTTCTACCTGCATTAGAGCTACCAGAAAACTTATCATTAATCTTTCTTTCAATAGCACCTTGTGTTTCTTCGTTAGGAATACCATTGTTAAAGTTAATAAATAAACTAGGAGCTAATCCATTTTGTATATTAGATATATGGTAGTTAGATACTTCACATTCTAAATCAGCATATTGTAAACAAGCTTGGTAATCAGGAGTAGAGTAATAGTAGAAACCACTTCTATAAGGTTTAATTACATATATCTCTTCTCTTTGTGATTTACTTCCGTGTTTGAAACAAGGTATTCTTTTAGGCTTATCACTAGGTTTAGCATCTGCCCAATTAGGATGGTAGTAGTATGCTTGTATAATTCCTTTAGAGTTAGCTTTCTCAGCTCTTAAAGTCTCCATAGGAAAGTGAGATACTTTTAATATCTTAGTTTTATTTCTATTGTAGGTTAGTTTAATTGCACCTTGTCCTAATTTCTTTCTATCTATTACTACCTTTTTAATTTCTCTAGGTCTTAATAGTTTTTTCATTCTTACATAATGTTCTGGTAATAACTCAGAGTTAGTAGATTCTATACCTCTACCAAATACCATATCAGCTATACCGTTATTACATCTAGCATTAGTTGGGCTAGAAGTATCTAATTCTATAAGTCTACCAAAATAATTATTATCAGCACCCCAAGAAACCCAATCTCTATTGTGAACTTCTTTTACTTCTGGTGCTTCGTAAGATGATAAATTAAGTATCCTTACATTTTGTTGCTTCTTATTATCTTTCATTATATAATGTATGTGTTATCATTTATCTCTCCTGTAGGTTGTATATATCTGTCTTGTGATACTATATGTTTAACAGTATAATCATCTTGACTAGTACAGAATATTTTATCTCTATATGCTAGATTATCGTCAGCTTCTATCTCCATAAAATAAGTAGAGCCTTCAGAAAATATAGAACTAGAGAATTCTAATGTTGTAAAATCATTATCACTACCTACTACTGCATCAGTTATTGTATCTGACTTAGCATCTCCATCTCTTCTTAATTTAATAGATAATGTTATTACAGTAGATAAGTCTACTCTAGGCATTATAGATATAGTTTGAGATGTTGTTATTGGTTGTAATATTATCATACTAAGATAACGTATTTTTAATTATTTTGTTTTATAATAAAAAAAGCCTCACATAATGCAAGGCTTTTAAATAATTGATTTATTGGTTATTAAGAACCAACAGTAACTGATACACCAGCAGCAGATAAGTCTCCGTCTTTTACGAAGTTAGCAGGAGCCTTTTCCATTCCTGAGAATGTTAAAGTATATCCGCTCATATCTCCCATAGCAGCTCCAGAAACGATAGTACCACCAGATACATCTAATCCGTGTTCTAAACCTGCAACAAATACGTTTCCGTTATTGTCTTCGATTAAAATGTGAGGACTACCGTAAGCTAATAACTTAACCGTCTTGTGGTCTTCTTTAGTTAATTTTGTCAATTGAAGCTCTAAAACTTGCTCAAAGGTAGTAGTTCCATTCTCTCTTGAAGAGGTAATGTTTTCTGTATATGTAGAACCACCTTTAATATCAAATTTATAAGCAGTAGGAGAACCTAGGTCATCAATAACGTCAGTATCAGTAACGTCATAACCAGCAGTTATTCCTCCTTTGTTAATGAAATAAACAGCGTTTAATCCACCAACTGAATCTTTACAAGGCTCTAAACGTCCTCTTGAAATATCACAACTCATTATATTATATTTTTAAAAGTTAATAAAAAGGGCAGATAGTTAAACCTACCCTTTTAGTTTATTTATACTAATCTTAGTTAGCAGAGTTAGAGATTCCGTAAGTTACGATATCTTCAACAATTCCATACTGAACACCAGCAGTAAACCTCATTATGATTCTTACGTTTTGAGAACCATCTAAGTCAGCCATATCTAAAATCTTAACTTCGTTTTGGTCAGACATTAAACCTGTACCGAAATGTAAGTTATCTTTAGTAGTAGCAATCATAGTATCAGAAGCAAGTCCGTTAGCCATAAAGATTTTTACACCATCAAAGCTCTCGATATTGATATTCTGATTGTTTCCTTTATCTTGGAAACCAGCAGCTCCTTGACCTCCAGATTGGAAACCACCTAAAGCTCTCTTGTAAGCTCTAAATACGTTTTGAGCAACATAAATCATTAAGTCATCTCTTCCGTATAAAGCAGCAGGAATAGCATCTACAACTTTTCCTAATTCATCTACAACGTTAGAAGCATCTACAGAAGTACCAGCAACTTCTTGTGAAGCAGGTAAATCAGCATCAGCAGCTAATAAAGTAGAAAAACCATCATACTCTCCAGCAGTAGCGTTAGCTCCTCTCCATACATTGATTTCTTGTTTCTGTGCTACTTTAGCAGCAACGTGTCCAATTAAATAATCTTGGAAAGAAGAAGGTAAGTTATCGAAAGCAGAATATCCCATTGAGATAGCATCCCAGTCAGAACGGAAATCTTTCTTACATAATTCTAAGTTTACTTGAAATTCTTCTGGTTGAAGGATTCTTTCAGTAAGTGTTAATGTAGAAGTGTCAGCGAAATCACAAGTACCGTCTTTTACGATACCGTCTAATTCTAATCTTTTTACAACTTCTTTAAATTTAACGTTTGGTCTAATAGTTAAACCTCCGTTAGCGATTGTGTTACCAGCTAATAAAGCTGCCGAGATGTATTTCCCAGCACTTTCTCCAGCATAGGTAGTAGTAATACTTGTACTTGTTGCCATAATTTAGCGAATTTTAAATTTAATTTAATTAATTATTAATCATTGACCACACTCGTTCGGCAGCAGTCATTCCTTTATTGTTAAAATTTTTCTGTCTAGTCTCAGTTACACTTTCAGGAGAATGTACTACCTCTTCTTCTACTTCTTCAGAAAGCTCTACAGCTTCTTTTTCTTCAGCAGATAATTTAGCAGGTACGTCAGCCTCAGCATAATCAGATTTGTCTTCCATCATTGCTTTAATCATAGATAACAACTCTTGTTTAACTTGAGATAACTCTTCTTGTGTTGCAAAGTTCATTTGAACTGGTGCTTCAACTGCAGGTGCAGCTTCTTTTTTAGGCTCTTCTTTTTCTTCAGCTAATTCAACTGCTTCTTCAACTACCTCTTCTTTAGTCTCTTCTGTAGATAACTCTACTTCTTCAACTTTTTCTTCGATAACTTCTTCAGCAATTACTTCTGTAGATAAGATAACCTCTTCTGTAGCCTCAACTTCTTTAGTAGCTTCTTCCTTAGATAAACCTACTAATTCTTTGATGCTTGTAAGAATTTCTTTACTGTTCATAATTGATTGATTTTAATATATTAATATAACGTATTTTTATTTTAACTGTTTTATATTCAAGCATATAACACTAATAACCAAATAGTTACGGAGTGTCAGTTACTATGTTCGCACTTGTCATATTGTACATTTGAAAGATGCAACTAGCCTCAGTACCATTGTCTTGCAAGTAAGGATATGAATCTCCGTCTCCCATTCTCCACCAATGTTTAGGTTCTGTTGTTAATGTAGATAAATCAAATGTAGAGCCACTATTGTATATGCTAGATATATTACCACCTTGATTGCTATCCCATATTGCAAACTCATCTATCTTTTCTCCGTTTAATGTATTACCACTAACTAATTTACCTATTCTTAGGTTCTGACCACTTTCTCCATTTACACTTACCCAAGAAGTTCCATTCCAGAACTTGTTTACTTTTTCATCTGTGTCGTAAACGATAACACTTTCTTCTGGCTTTAACAATGCTATCTCGGCAGACGTATGC